CTGGTGGATCTGGCGCAGCAGGACTTCATATAACTGTTTGGTAACTTTAAAATTATGAGTTTTTACGATTCAAAAGATGCCCGATCAATTTACGGACTTCCTTTTATTGATGCAGGGAGTGGCCTTCCTCCAGTAACAAATCCCGAAAGTGGTTCTGTATTTTATGCAGTTGTAATGAGCCCACTATTTGGGGGTGTTCATGCGTATGTGGATATGATGGGACAGACATTTGTTCGTCCCACAACTACAACAATTACTAATAATTTTACTGCTTCTGACGAAACTGATACACCTGATACTAATGGTTCTGGTACAGCAACATTTGGAATTGATGGCGTAGAGCTTGCAACAGGAACTACCGCAAATAGTGACGCTGGTATACGAGTAGCATCTTGGAAGGATAACAGTGAGATTCGATTATTTAGAAGAACTAGCTCAATGGTTCTAACTTTTGATGGATCGGAGTTAAAGACAGGGACTGGTGATTTTGAAATAATGATTGGCGTAGTTGATCAAGTAGGATATATAATTCGAGATAATACTGCTACTACTGCTGGATTTTGGTTATATGGTGCATCTGTTGGTGGAACATGGACACTATATTTTGTTACAGCAAATGGCTCTGCCGTAACTGCAACAGATATTACACCAGGAGGCGGCCCAATACTTGCAGCATCTCGGCGTGGAACATTTAAAGTTATTGGTGAAACTTCTATTGCTTATATTCGAGGTGGAGCTACAACCCCTGTAGCAACGCATACAACAAATTTACCAACTGGAACTATGAGTAATAATTTTCGTTTCATTTGTGTAATTGCAAATAATTCTGGAGATGATGAGGATCGACAATTTAAAATCAATAATCTATCACATTATGTCAACTAGATGGAAATGTCCCACAACTGGTTCAATTATTGATTTTGAACCTACGATTGAAAATTATAAGAAATTAGCACTAAATGATCGGGATTATACAATAGTAATGATTGGAATTGAACAGGGTAAATATAAAGAAGGAATTAGTCCTTGGGATCCAGAACAAGAAATGATTGAATACGAACAATAGTAGGAGATATAGAATAAAGTCATGAGCTTTTATGATACAAGAAATTTTCAGATTACAGATAGAACATGGGCTTTTTTAGTACGCCAAGATAATCATTAGCATAATTATATGGCTCTCTCTTATGCATTAACAATAGTAGCAAGGCAAAAAGAATTTTTAAGTATTACAGGGGCAAGTTTTGATACGGTATTAGATCGGTTAATAGATTCAGCAACAGATTGGATTGAGAATTATTGTGATAGACGATTCCAAGAGACTGCGTATACACAAGAATTATTAACAGGAAGAGATACAGGGGAACTTGTATTAAGAAATTTTCCTATTAGTTCCAGTGAGACTTTTTTATTAGAAAGACGCGATACTGTAACAAATGAAAATAATTGGTCAACAATTGAATCAGAAACATATTTTGTGGATTTTACTCCTGGAATTATAAGACTTATTACATCAGATAGATCAAGATTTCATCGGTCAGATACATTTATATCAGTTCCAAATCATTATAGAGTTACATATACAGCAGGATTTAATTTTGATAATGCAGCGTCATTTCTTTCAACTGTGGGAGCCGCCGATCTTGAGTATGCATGTTGGAAATTAGTAGGAGCAGCGTTCTCACAGAGAAAGACATCAGGAAATATTGCATCAGAAAAGATAGGAGATTATTCAGTGACATTCACGAAAGAGACGATGATGGATGATGAATTACAAGAAATACTAAGTCGGTATCGACGCCATCCAGGATAATGTCAATAACTCATTTCTTCGATAAATCGGTTACAATTCAACGGTTACAAGTCGTATCAGGTAATCGACGTTCTTGGATTTCTACAGCAACTATTGATATACATGTTCAAAATGTTACAGACAACGAAGAACTAGAATACTTTGGCGCATATGATGCAACGCATAAAGGATGGGTAGATGCAGCGTCAGTTGTTAGAGAAGGAGATAGAATTGTAGATGCAGATGGATTGAACTATGAAGTTGTGAATATCAATAAGAAAGAGTATGGATTTGCAATGAATACGCATCAGGAATTGTGGCTTAAATTGTTAAATGATTGATATGGCACAAGCAGCACTCACAATAGAAATTTCAGGAATAAAAGAATTATTATCTGCAACAGGAAAGGCAAAAACAGTTATAGATAAAGAAATACAAAAAGCAGTTGATAATTCTGCTTTAGGTATACAAAGATTAGCTAAAAAAGAAGTGCCTGTAGATACAGGTAGATTGCAGAAAAGTATTGATATTGTGCCATCATTTGAAAGGCTATCTGCGGCAGTTGCGGCAACAGCAAAATATGCACCATTTGTGGAATTTGGAACCCCTGTCGGGACAGGACCTCATGGTGGGCCAAAACCATTTATGAGGAATGCTGCGGAAAGTGCTGTTAGTGGAATTGAACAACAATTTAAAGATGCAGCAGATAGGATAGCTAAACAATTAGAAACATAATATGGCACGTACATTTGAAACAATAAGAGATAAGATTGTTACGAAATTACAGGGCCTTTCTGATATTGAGGAAGTGAATACAGATCCAACAATGAACTTTGCTGGATTTCCCGCAGTTGCCGTATATCCATCTAATCAGGAATCTGATTATCAAATGACGAATCAGAATGAAAGGACATATGCATTTATTTGTGCTGTTTTTTATGAGACAAAACGAACTGGAATAGCTACTGCACTTATTGCTATGTATGACTTAGTTGATCAGATACTTGATACATTTGATCAAGATCAAACATTGACAGGGATTCAAACAGATTTGCCAGCAGGAAAGCAGATAATCAATGTAGAGCCTGTACCATCTGAGTGGGGACAAGTAGAAGATAGAGAGATGATTATGACGAATGTGGTTTTACAAGTAAGAATTACAGCAGATTTGAGTTGACAAGAGCAATTTACGACGAGTATATTTAAGAGAGATCGACCATGTATGAACAGGCGGACTGCGTATAATTCGCCTGTTTTATTAATAAATAACTAATATATGGCTGAACACATAGGACGACGCGTCAATCTCGGCATCGCAAGAGAATCATCACGCGGTGTTGGTGTGGCTCCTACATTTTGGATGCCACGAACAGAACTTACGTTCAACGATCGTGCAGGAAAAGTAGTCTCAGGAGAATCTCATGGACACATTGATGATTCTACTGATGCATTCGTGACAGAAAAATTCGCTGATGGATCAATCGGTGGAGAAGTAAGAACTGATTCATTCGGTTTATTGCTTTATGCAATGCTTGGATCACTATCAACAGCAACTGTATCTGGCGCACAAGAGCATACATTTACAGAAGCAAATACTAATCAGCATCAATCATTATCATTTGTTATTGATGATCCAGTTTCAGATAAAATGTTTGAACTGTGCATGTTGAATAGTTTAACTATTAGTGTAGTACCTGGAGAAATTGTAACTTATTCAGCAGATTGGATGAGCCGTAATTCTGTAACTACTACACAAACTGCAACATACACTTCTGAAGATCGTTTCATTGGAAAGCATGTAGCAATGAAAGTTGCAGCTACTATTGCAGGATTAAGTGGTGCAAGTGCGATTCCATTGAAATCATTTGATATAACATTCAGTAAGAATATTGTGCGTGACCATGAAACTGGAACTGTTGTTGTATCAGATATTCTTAATCAGCAATTTGGTGTAGAAGGATCATTCTCATTGAACTTTGAGAATAATACACAACGAGCCTTAGTTCTTGATAATACATATCAAGCATTAGAACTTGCTGCAATAAATTCAGATGTGACAATTGGGTCCACCAATCCAGAACTTACAACTCAATTAGGTCGTGTAAATTTCTCTGATTGGGATGTAGATCAATCACTGGATACAATTTCTACTGAAACTATTAACTTCAAGGGAATGGCAGACATTGCTAATTCTGTTGATATTGTCAGTAGTGTAGTTCTTCGAAATGAAACTAATTCATACTAAATAAATTTAATTAAGCTGGGTAGAATCGCTCATCGGTCGGTTCTACCCAGCATAACCGATAAAAACATGGAACGAGAAACTCGTACATTCAAAACAAGTCAATCACAAATTGAAGTAGAATTGAAAACCTATATAAACGCTGGGGAAAAAAGAAAGATCAATGATATTATCTATAAAGAAATGAGTGCAAGTCCAAATGATGAAGGGCAAATGCAAGTGAAAGATTTATCATTGAGTAGTATGAAAGATTATCAAGATGAGATGGTGAGACAAATTGTTGTAGCAGTTAATGGAAAGAAAGAAAATATATTTGATGTAATTATGGAATTACGGATACAAGATGCAGATGAAATCTATGAAGTAGTTGGAGAAATCTTTAAAGAAGAAGATTTTTTAGAAAAAAGGAGCAGTTAGAAGAAAAGTATTGGGTAATACTTTCTGCTCCTAAAGGAATAAAAGCACAGCCCCTTCCAGAAGAGTTTGGTATTGTAGAAATATGTAAGTATATGGGATGGACATATCAAGACTATATATCTCAACCAGATTGGTTCATTCAAACAATAATAATAAAATTAAGTGTTGAATCTGATTATAATAGATTGAGAGCAAAACAAACTAAACATAAATAATATGGCCTCTGAAGTAGAAATACGTTTAATAGCAAAAGATGAAGCATCAAAAGTTTTAAATAGTTTTAATTCTACTTTAGAAGATACAAAATCTGCTGCAGAAGAGTCTGCAATGGGAGTTGGGCAATTAACAACGGCAGTTGCTCTTGGTAATGCTATTTGGGATACAGCTAAAACTGCAATTAAAACTGCAGCAACGTCATTAGCTGATTTCACAAAGAGTTCATTTGAGGCTGCGGCAGAAGCAGAAATTACATCTGTTGCAGTAGAAGTATTAGCGGAGAATTTTGGCGTGACTGATGAATTTCTTCAATCTGTTACAGATACATTGATTGAAAGTGGCAAATCAATGGTCGATGTTAATGAAATCTTAAAAACTCTTATTGTTACACAATTAGATGAGCAAGATGCTATTGATTTAGTAAATTCATCTCGTGATGTCGGTATTGTATCGAATAAAAGTTCAGCGGATGCATTAAGAACTTTATTAGAAGCAATCAATACTTTAAATCCTGCTTTATTAAAAGATGTCCAGATCTTTACGAGTATGACAGAAGTAAATTCTCGTTTAGGAGATGAATTGGATGGAGTAACTGGTAAAGAAAAAGCATTATTGCAACAGCAAGAACTGCTCAATATAATATTTGAACAAGCTGAAGGATTTACAGGAGCATATAGCGAAGCACAAGAAACTGCAGGAAAGAAATTAAAGTCATTGAAGGAATTAAGTCGTGACCTTGAGGTTGCTTTTGGATCATTATTTTTAGATGCCCTTGCTCCATTAATCGAAGGGATGATTGAAGGAGTAAAAGCATTCCAAGAATTTTCAAATACGGAAGAAGGGCAAGCAGCATTAGAGAATTTGGGGAAAGCAATTGCTGAATCTCTATCACCTGCTGTAGATAAGATTATAGAATTAATTGCTAATATTGATTGGGAGGATGCCGTAGAAGGAGCATCAGAATGGGCAGTTAAAATTGGGATTTTAGTAGATGCATTAGTTATTGCAGCTGACATATTTGTTACTATTGTTGGGGGATTAATATCAATAAATACTGCAGTAGATAATACAGTTGCATCATTTAATGGAATTGGAGATGCAATTAAATTTGACTTGGAAATTGCGCGTTCTGTTGTTCAAGATAAAGTAAATTCTATTATTGCTGCTTTTCTTTCAATCCCTGAAAAAGTACGAGATGCATTCGCGGGACTTGGTGATATTGTAAATCAATCATTTAATTTTTCAGCAGGAGTAGGGCAAAGTATTGTAGATAGTGTAACGGGAGGAAATACAGGAGGTGTAGTTACAGCAAATGGAATAATGGCATTTGCGAATGGTGGGGTAGTTCCAGGGCCAAGTGTAAATCGTGATTCAGTCCCAGCAATGCTTACCCCTGGAGAGATAGTAATTAATCCTGCACGTGGTCAGGGAATGAATGTAGAAGTGAATTTCAATAACCCACAAGTTCGATCCGAAGATGATCTTGCAGCTCTTGTAAAAGTTGTAGAAGATACAATTGATAGGAACTTGCAATTACGAAATAAAGGAACATAGATATGGCAACCGCAATTTCATTTGATAGTACAAGTCTTCAAACAGATAATATCCATACTCGTGAAATTCAACATGAGTCAGTGGATCATCGTGAACTTAATATTCAGCGTCTCGGAAATAGAGATGGTGGGAAATTTGTAGAAGATACCTTTGCACCGCGAGTTATTCGGTTAAGCGGAATTATTATTGGATCAACACAATCTGATCTTGAATCACGTATTGATAGCTTAAAGCAAGCATTAAATGCAAAAGAAAAGAAATTGGATGTTGGCTATGAAAGTGGAACACGTCGCTATACCGCAACATCGAGTCGAGTAATAATAACAAGAGATTATTTTAATGTGACATTTGCGCCATGGGAAGCAGAATTTACCGTATCTGACCCACCATTTGGAACAGCTTTAGATACGCTTACAATTGAATATCCAGCAATTAATTTCACTATAGGAACGTGGCAACCAAGCGCAGTATTTTCAGGTACATATAGACCATTACCTATCATTCAGATAACAATCAATTCACAGACTGCAATGACGCAGGCAAACTTTACAAATACTAATACAAATCAGCAGATTAAAGTTCCAAGGACCTATGCGGATGGGGAGGTCTTAACAGTTGATACACAAGCATTTACAGTAGATGTAGATGGAACTGCTGTGGACTATGAAGGTGTTTTACCTGAGTTTGTTCAGGGAGCGAATGACTTAAAAGTATCCTTTATCTCAACGAACCATAATATAACAATGAAGCTCATCTATTATCCATTGTATATCTGATTATGGCTGTTGCTGTTAATAAAAGACACTTTTACAAAATTTTCAATAGTTCTGGTACTTACTTACAGACATGGGCTGATGAAGTAGTTTCCACTCCAAGTTTTACTTGGTCTATTAATGGGTCAATGGGAGAAGAGATTGTTACATTAGCAAGGAGTGTTACATCATTTGGAGAAACAGATGATGTTGCGATGTTTAATAAAGTTGAAACCTGGATACAAGATGGAGATGCGTTAAATGGGATAAGAATTCATTCAGGTTATATTACAGGCTATGATATTCGAGTAACAGCAGATGGGAAG